CGTCGCCCTCGGCGGCGGCATCCTCGCACAGCGGGCAAGGGTCTGGTCCGAGCGTCCACACCTTCCTGATGTTGGCGCCGCCGGCGTCCCTGGCCTGGCGCCCGGCCTCGAGCACGCCCTGATTCTGGGCGAAGCTGATCTCGGTCCTGGCGATCTTCTCGGCGCGGGCGGTCGAGAACGTTCCCGAGTCCTCTATCTTCTCGGCCAGCTTGTCCGCGTCCCAGTGGAGCGCCACCGCGTCCCTGACCAATCCCCTGACCGCGTCGCGAGTAGTAGCGTTGATCGCAAATTCCGCGCTCGGGTTGTCGACGAGATTGCCCTCAGCATCGTGGCGCTTGCCGACGAGCTCAGCAGCGCGGCTCGCCGCGTAGTCCACGGCCTTGGTGGTGGTTCTGAGCTGGATGGCACGCGGGTCCCACTCCCCCCTCACCGGCTCCGCTCCCGGTCCTCCAGATATTGGAGGCAGAAACGGAGCAGCGCCGCCAGCGCCAGGAGAGACGAACCGGCCAATGCGAGCAAGAGTGCTGACCTCATTTATGGTCCCCGTGCTGGCGGCGATGCCGGCCGAGGCCAGCGGCCGCTCGAACTCGCCGACGAGGTGATCGGTCATGGGCTCGTCGAGAGCGTCGTCGACGTCGTCGTCGATCGGCAGCGCCTCGCCGAATGGCGTCCTGAACGGCTTCCTCGGCTCGTCGGCCTTGGCGACGCGATTGTGGAGGTTGTGAAGCAGCCGCCGCTTCTGGTAGGCGAACAGCCTCGCAATCTGGTGCTGAAGCTGGCCGGCGTTAGTAGCGTCGAAAGGGCACGCGCGCGAGCCGCCTGCCTCGCGCCTTGTCGATCACCTTGAGATCGACGGCCTCGTCGACCGGCTCGAACGGCATGGAGCTGCCGCCGATCGACAGCTCCGGGAGCAGGCCGCGCTTGTGGGCCTCCCACAGCGCCGGGTCCTCGATCTTCCAGCCGCCGATCCAGCCGATCTGGTCATCCCTCTGGGTCAGGCCGAACGCGTCCATGTATTCCGGCGTGGTCAAGAACGACATGACCAGCTTGCCGGTGCCCTTCTGGTCGTGCATGATGCCGTGATCGCGGCTCTCGAGCATGTAGTTAAGCACGGCGTTCTCGAGCTCGTGAATGGGGATGATGTCGCCCTGCTTGTCGACGACGTATTGGCCGTTCTTGGCCACCACCGAGGCCCAGCCGAAGATCATCTGCCGTTCCGGCTCGGCCTTCCTGATCTCGATCGGGATCGACCAGGCCTTCCCGGCGCCGGTGCCGGTGTCGGTCGGCACGTCGCTGCTGTCAGGCTTCTTGGCCCTGGCGGCAGCCTCCATGATCGCCTGGCGGCGCTGTCTCCTTCGCCGCTCCGACTGGTTGCCGAGCGCGGTCTGGTCGTGAACGTCTGGGACGCCGGGCTGCTGCTTGATCGCGTCGCAGAACAGCTTGGCCCGCTTCTGGCCCTTGGACTTCCGCCACATCGAGTAGCAGATCGCCACGGCCTGCTTGTTGTCGTCGGTGGTGCCCTCGTGCATGACCTGGGACACGCACCGACTGATGAAGTGGCCCTGCTCCTCGCCCTTGCTGGGAGTCGGCATCAGAACTTCGTCCTCTTGCCGTCGATCGTGAAACCCTCCTCGCCGGGCGCCATCAGGCCGCCGCCGAGAAATTGCCTGGCCGCGCCGATGGCCTCGCCGTTGGCGACGGCGACGTCCTTGGGGTCGACCTGCCTTCGCAGCGGCGGCTTATACAGGTCGATCCTCGGCGGCGGGATCGGCGGCAGGCCCCGCTGCTGGCGAAGCCGATTGTGGGCGTCGCGAAACGTCGGCGACAGCGTCGCCCACTTCGCCTCCTCGTAGGTCTGGCCCTGCATGGCGACCTCGGCCTCGTGGCGCTCGACCATGCGGGGACGCCGCCGCCTCACTACCTTGACCAGCTCGGGCGGCTCGTCGCTGGGGAACAGCTCAAGCTGTCTTGGTCGCCTCGCCATTGCCGTTTCTCCGCGCTTGAATCCGCTTGGCCGACGCCGCCCTGATCATCTTGACCAGGTCGGCCTGGGTGATCTGCCCGGCCTGAACCTGCGCCGACGCGCCCGGATCGTCGAGCTCGGGAAAGCCGGCGGCGTCCCTGATGAACGCCTCGATCTCGTCGTTCGGGAACAGTGGCATGCCGGCCTTGGCGATGTTGGCGATGAACGCGCCGAGGCTGTCGAGGTCGAGCCGCTGCGGCATGTCCGGCACGAACTTGGGCACCATGTCCTCGGGAAAGCCGTTCATCTTGAACAACCGAGGCAGGGCGAACCTGTTGAGCACGTTGGCGGCGGCGTTGAGCCAGCCCTCGATCGCGGCGTAGAACATGTCGACTCGCGTGATCGCCAGGTTGTTGGTGCCGCGGACCTCGTGACCCAGCTTGATGAAGTCGGCGAGCAGGGTCATCAGTATCTGGGTGGAGTGGCGCTCTATGGTCTTGTCCGGGTCGACGGTCTGCCTGCCGTGCTGCGGCGTCACCAGCTGGAACTCGTACATGCGGATGTTCAGCGGCTTGCCCTCCTCGTCGCGCCATGGGTCGGACGGCAGGAGCGCGCCCATTTGCTCGTCGAGCCTAACTCGACCGATGGCGCCCTTGTAGTACGCCAGCGTCCGCTGGGCCGCGGCGACGTCAGGGTCACTGGTGTTGGTGCTCGCGGCCTTGTCGATGATGTTGCCGGGCAAGTAGATCACCGGGAAGCCGCCCATTCTCTCGAACAGGATCGCCTCGAGCTCCTCCAGGCGCTTCACGAAAAAATAATCTCTGTAGGCGTTGCGGAGGATCGAGCGGCCTTCCGGGTTGTTCTTGTGGCTGGTGGGTCGGAACAGCAGCAGCTTTTCGATCGGGATGTCGATCAGCGTGCCGACCCAGGGCTGCTGGGTGACGCCGGTAATTTGGCCGTTGTCGTCGAGGAACCATTTTAATATCGTCTCCTGGCCTCGAATCGGCAGCCGGCGCCAGCCGATCAGGCCGTCGTCGTGCTTGCTCTGTGGCAGGCTCTCTGGCTCGTTGACCGGCATCTCGTCGGCGGCGATGTCGCCAGGCTTCGGGTATCGGCCGAGCCGGCGCTTGTAGACCAGCTCGTGAACGCTGTAGCCGTACGGCAGCATCGACAGCATCTCGACGACGAAGTCGTCCCAGGTGTGGCTCATGTCGTCGCGAAGGCTGTCGGCGAACGCGGCGAAGCGCTCGGCACCGGCTGCCTCCGCGGGATCGCAGCGCCAGGTCACCTTGCGCATGGCCTGCTGGATGGTGAAGATCATGGCGCCGATGATCGACGAGTTGTCCATCATCTCGCGGTAGGTGCGGGCGCCCTCGCGGCCGATCAGGTCGCGGAGAAACTCCTCCTTGATCCAGCCGGCGTACTGCCTGAGGCCGTAGCTGCCGTAGTCCGAGAAGTTCAGGCCATAGGACAGCTCCGGCGCCCGCCATCCCAGGCTGGAGTCGGACATCGCCGCCGGCGTTCTCCTGATCGGCGTCGGATCAGCCATAGCTGCGAAGCCTCACGAAGTTCTTGAGAATGATGTTGCACGCGGCGCACACGTCGCCGTGCCAGTGCGTGGCCTGCTGATAGATCGCGTTCGGCCTGCCGTCGGCCTTGCGATGATTGCACCGCTTAAATTGATATTGATACGGCGACTTGCCGTAGCGGCGATAGGGCGACTTGCCCTTGGCGTTGGTCTTCCCGCGCATTCAGCGCCCCCGTCTGTGCTCAGTGCGTTCTATGCGATCCAACCGCTCGTCGATCTTGTCGATCTGCTTCTGCAGCGCCGCGTCCCTGGCCTCGACCTCGCCGGAGGATAGCAGGCGGGTGATGAGCTGATCGAAGCGGGTGATGTCCAGCTTGGTGCTGCGCAGGTCGTCGACCACCGCCTCGATGGATTCGGCGTGGCGTCGGATGTTCTCGCGATCGGCAGCTGCGCCGTCGCGAATGATGTTCATCTCGCTGGTGTAGCGCTCTATGTCGACCTTGTTGGAGCGTATGCTCGCCGTGACGCGGTCGTTCTCCTCGAGCTGGCGGCGAATTGACTGCCGATCGTTGGCGGTCAATTCCTTCACGGTGTTGATCTGGCTCTGGACCGCCGCCCACAGGCCGCCGAACAGCGCCAGCATCAGCGACGCCGCCGAAATCAGCACTGGCCAATTAATATGACTGCTGGCGTTCCTGATCCTGGCGAGCATTCATGACCCCAACCCCCGCCAAGATTTCACGTGCCGAGCTGCGCCTTGTCCATGTCGAGCAGAACTTGCTGGACCTGCTTCTGGCTGTGCCGGACGTCCTTGTACGGCCCGCTGTCGCCCTGGGGCCGACACTTCAGGTCGCCGCCGGTGCGGCCCATCTTGGCCAGCGACACCAAGCCGACGCGCTCGATGAAGTTGGCCTCGTACTCGTTTGGCGAGCCGAGCGCCGAACTGAAAAAGCTATCTGCCATGTCACCACCAATGCGCTTCAGTTCCCACGGGATGTACTCAATGTATGGCAACGATCACCACCACCCGCGATGCCAGCCGAAGCCGGGCGCGC